CTATGAACAAGATTAGAAAGAAACTAATGAAGGGTGACAGAAGTATGTCCCCTTGTAACAAGTGTAGTGTAGACGGAAGTCTATTCGGCAAACAATCATTTGACATTGTCAAGGAATATTATGAAGGTTCTAATAACAGGAAGTAGCGGGTTAGCAAGAAGCCTTAGTGATAAAATCACTAGAGCATCACTGTTTGATGTCAACATTGTTAATGAGGCTCGTATCGAAGATTTGTTACTATGGGAATCTTGGGAGTGGAATGAGTATGACGCATTCATTAATTGTGCTCATGTAGACTTTGAACAATGCAATCTCCTAATGAAATGTTTCCTTGCAATGGGTCAAGACCCCAACAAGACTATTATTAATATATCATCTCGTGCAGCCCAACCTAACATATCTAAGGGGTATCTCTACGCTGCACAGAAAGCGGCTCTAAACCATCTTAGTACTAACCTAGTGTATAACTCAGATAAGAGATGCCGTATCACTACAGTCAACCTAGGACTCCTAGAACACCAAGACCTACCTAGTGTCGGATACCATGAAGTGTCCCGTTGGATATACGATCACCTTAAAGCATCTTCAGAGACGGACGTGCCTGAAATAACTATTCAGAATCGTGCAAACTATCAAGGTGTACAGAGTGATAAAGAAACTCTCAGAGATATAAAAAGGATGACTAAATAGATATATGACAGATTATAACGACTTCGGATTTACAGCTATGGATGCAGATGAACTTGCAGCCATCGATACGACTATTGTCGCTAAAACACAAGACGCAGCTGAGATCATCCAATCCCTCGACAACTTTATTAGACCTCTTCTAGAGAACTTGATGCAAGATTCTGATAAAGAGTACATCTATTGGCCCAATAGAACCGACATTCTAACCAAGAAATTAGCTGAATTGAACGCAATCCAAAAAAACTTGTAAAACTCCTTTACAAAGCCCCCTCTTTTTCTGTACAATACACCATATTAAAAAATAAAGTACCCAAATCAATGGCGTGCTACTAATTGGAGCAGAATAATATCATGATAAGAACATCAGCACACGAAATTACCAATATCGAGCGCACATTCATCAATCTAGGGCGTGAATTGATCACAAAATGCGAAACAAACGAGATTTTCCCCGAAGATAACGAAGAAACGTTGACATTATGGAACGCTGCTGTTACAGCGGGCAATAAGTTTGTCACATACGGTATGACTTGGTCTAAATTTAAGGGAATGGATGATTTGACTGAACTTGAGAAGAGTGCAGTCCGTATTTATCTCGATCTTAAACATGAGTCAAGATCATGAGGATTGTAGTGGCTAATTACGGTGACGCTAAGATAACTTATGAGCGTCCATATGGATATAAACGATACGTTGTTGAATTTGCTAATGGCATAGTACAAATGTACAGTTCAATATGGTACTCAGAGACACAGGTAAGAGATTCAGTTCTCAGACAATTAAAAGGAGACGAGTAATGGAAGTATTATCAATTATAGCAGGGATAGTCCTGCTCGGTGTTATGGGAATCACAGTATTCATTGGGGCCCACATAACAGAAGAACAACGTCAGGGGAAAAGACTACCATTACCATGGGAAAAGAATAGCCAGTAACACTTGACAATGCCCCTCACTTTTATGTATAATGGCTACATAATAAACAAAGAGAGAAAAATTATGAAATTATCAGAACTAGTTAAAGAAGTCAACTCAGAACAGAACCTATTAGAGTTGGTTCAGAACTTATGTAAGGAATTGACTGAGTCTCTACATGCAGCTTACAAACACACTGCAAATGACTACTACGACTATTCAGTCGGCAAGAAGTACATCAAAATAATCTCCAACGGAAGTCAAAGGTCTGTTTGGGGTTTCATCAACATCAACGAGTTCGTTAAAGAACGTAAGATGACTAATCAGATTAAAAAGGTTACCTTCAAAGAAGGTGATGTGTTGATGTCAGCAGGTTGGAACACTCCAGCTTTGAATGCACCAAGGGGTAATCTCCTTGACGGTTATTCTGCACAGGGTAACATGTACGGGCCAACTTACTTAATCTAAGAAGTGGGGGGTTGACAAAGGCCCCAACTTTTTAGTATAATGGCTACATAATAAATCATTAAGGAAATAAATATGTCACTTTCAAATATCAAAAACGGAACTTCAAGAACTTATGTTATCACTACTCAGAATGTTGAGGAGTATGGCACCAACTTCCACAAGTTTAAAGGTGGCAGTACATACAGTGTCCATTTCGAAGTAACAGAGGCGATCTATGAAGAGAACGCTTATGGTGAGGGCGAACACTCTTACTACCATGTACCTTCTCTGACAGAGGCGTCTGTCGCTGCTCTCGTGATGAAACATGTGAACAGATTCAATGGACTCAGAGGTTCGTTCGATTACATCACTGACATCACGGTGGTTAACAGTCCGTTCGATACGCCAGATCACCCCGACTTTAGTGGGTGGGACACACAACTCATCGAGGAAATCGATGCTGTAAATAAGTTAGAGGTAGCATAAAATGAATACAAACTTTTTAGATATCAAATTTGAAGAAGCAATGGCTGAAGATCGCAATGATATCTTCAGTGATTATAATGACTATATCATGGACAATGCTGATCCATCTGTAGTCACTATCTGTAATGGGGACACTCTGTTACAAGCTGCTGAGAATGAATACCTTCTTGAGGAATTCAAAGCACACTGGATAGAGAAAGAGCTTAAGACAAAATTTACTCCAGTTAAAAATGAAGAGTATAACAATGGAGTTGCACTTGCATACAAATTCGAGAACGGATACGGTGCAAGTGTAGTGTCACACGATGGATCGTATGGCGGCAAACGTGGACTGTGGGAAATCGCAGTGCTTGACGCAGAGGGTGATCTATGTTATCATACCCCTGTAACACAAGATGTTATCGGTCATGTGGCCGAAGAAGACATCCAAGCAATTTTACAGGAGATATCAAAACTATGATTACATATGCAGATGCAAAATTGATTGCAGAAAATACGGATGGGAAATTAACGGCAGACGATGTCATGAACTTAGTGGAGTATGGTACGACCAACTCGCAAGACATGGCACCTGAACAGACAAGCTTTAAAGGCATGTCTTATTCAGATGTAACGAGTGGGGTGTAAGATGAGCAAATATTTTTGTGGAACAAAAGTAATTACGCTACTACAGTACCTTGCAGTGTTTATGCTGGGTTATGGCGTGGGGTGGTTACTATGAAAAATCTATTAACAGTAGCAATCTCATTAACCCTAGTTGCTTGCGGTGGCGGTGGATCATCACCAGCTCCAATACCCCTTGCTATATCCACGGCTAACCCCGTTACATATTATGATAACTACAGGGATGTTAATATCGACAGTGTCGCTATACCCTTTACAGTGATCGATGGATATGTAGAAGGTGCGACTGTATTTTATGATTTCAATTGGAATGGTATACAGGATGAGGGAGAGGTGTCTGCTAATTGGATGGGTATAGACCCAGCATTTAATATCTGTGTTGAGTACGATGATACAGGATGTATCACTATTCAATCTTATGACCCACCCGATAATTATTACTATTTCTTAAATTCAGTTGATTATGCAGAGAGCGAGCTCACTGGGTACGAGGGTGAGTTCATTGATACTATGATTAGTAATTACACTCAAGGATGTGAAAATAAATTTTCTGTAATTGCTCAAGTGCCCGTTGGTGCTAATGATTCAGAACGAGGGTATGTCCCAACTGCATACGAGATGATATACATACCACAACCAAACTCTATATCTAGTACAGAATATGGTGCAAACATCACACCGTTTGCTTCTATGTTTAATACGGTGATCGCTAACAGTAACATTATACAATATCCGATTGCAGAGACATGTAGCGATCAGAGTATCGCTCAGAGTGACAATGTAATCAATAAGGTATCTGTATATCTATCCGATATACAAACCAATTTTGGTATTGATATTAATTTCTTTTATGATGACTTTATCGCTTCGGGTGATACAGACAAACAGACAATCGCTGAGTACATTGTTGATGTTATCTCAAGTGCTACAACAGCTAAGATTGCCGTACAGGATTCTGAGAACATTCAACTACAACAAGTCTTCTCAAATGGAACTATAGAACAAGTGTTAGGTGGACAGCAGTTCACTACACTTGACTTTGATCTTCTCAAAAGAGTACGGACTGATCCAACTCAGGGGTTCCAATCATATCAGGATCGTAGATTCTTTGGACTGTCATTAAATGGCAGTGGTGAACTATATGCTCAGGACGGTACGGTTGTACCCATTAACTATGATAACATTATCAATAATGCTGAAGCGATACAGGACACATCTACATATAGTAAAGAGAATGCATTTCTTGGAGTGGATGTTTATCTACACACAATGACCACATTAGGGTGGTTCAATAGTATACAAGATACCCAAACGACCAAAGAAATTGTATACTCAAAACCAGGCACATCATATGCCTTTGTTGAGAAAGATGTTGGTAATTGGATACAAGTTGATTTTGGTGACGATGGCCAGTACTCATTCTATCTTATGATGAACAGTACTAATCCATTGGGCAACTACAACGCTTCTAATATTATAACTAACTTTGATCTCTCTACTGCTGAGACGCTGTTGGTGTCCATGCAAACGGTATCCCCACACATTGATGATGCCGAAGATACAATCCCATACGCTTATGCTGGTGATATCATACAATACCAACATAGAACTGAAACACTTGTATACACATACGAGTACAATACAGTTAGTAATTCGGAAAACTGTTGGACACAGAATCGATCAACTAAGGTTGTAACAACTGTCGAGGGTGCTGATGCCCTTACATCATGTAAGGAGTTATTCTAATGAGATTGCCAAATTCAGAATCTAAGTGGTGGATACCTATGCACCTAACACTAATGACACTAACACTACTTGCTGTTGCTCTTCTAACCCCGAAGGCTGACGCTGCGGATGAGAACGGTGATGCCTTTTGTCTTGCTAAGAACATATACTTTGAGGCAGGCAACCAACCATACGCTGGAAAGGTTGCAGTGTCACAAGTTGTGATGAACAGAGTTATGAGTGATGAGTACCCCGATGACATATGTGGTGTAGTGTATCAAGCTAAATTAAAAGAAAACTGGAAAGGAAACCTAATGCCAGTCAGGCATATGTGCCAGTTCAGTTGGTACTGTGATGGTAAGTCAGATGTGCCTGAAGACAGTGCTACATGGAATTCCTCTTTACAGATTGCGTATAGTCTGTTATACTATAGGAATGATGATATTACTGAAGGTGCGACTCACTATCATAACGATACCGTCCACCCATATTGGGCAGACAGTTTGAACAGAACAGTAACAATAGATAACCACATCTTTTACAAGTAAGGATAGACATGAACATATTTTACCTAGATAACGACCCAGTCAAATGTGCAGAAATGCATTGTGACAAACATGTGGTTAAGATGATTATAGAGTATGCACAACTCATGTCCACAGCACACAGAATGTTAGATGGTAAACATTACATTGACGACTCAAGTGGTCGCAGAATACAAAGATGGAGATTAAAAAATGGAGATATGGATGCAGTCGTATATAAAGCAGGTCACGTTAACCACCCTAGTGCAATTTGGACAAGAGAGAATGCAGTTCATTACCAATATGTGTATGATCTATTTGCTGCCTGTTGTGATGAGTATACCCTTCGTTATGGGAAAATACATCTCACTGATTCAAAACTAAGGGATGCATTGAACATCTTACCTAACAATATTGACTTGTGTTCATGGAGAGAACCACCACAAGCAATGCCAGATGATGTCAAGTCTACAAACACTGTCGATGCATATCAGAAATATTACCAAGTGTATAAGAAGTCTTTTGCAGTATGGACTGCAAGACCAACCCCAAACTTTATGAGTGCTGTTTAATGCCATTATATGATTTTAGAGATTTAACTTCTGGCGAAGTTTATACAAAGATGATGTCTATTGCAGACATGGTAGAATACGTTAAAGACAAAAACGTTCAACAAGTTATTGGGGCCCCAATGATTGTGGGTGGTACAGGTGATCGTGTTAAGGTTGATGGTGGATTCCAAGATGTGCTATCTAAGATTGCATCAACAAACATTGACACTCCTATGGGTGAACGTCATCATAGGAAGTCGGGTAAAGAAGTTAAGACTAGAGAGATAGTCAAGAAGCATGTGGGCATGCAAACAAAAGGAGTAAAACCACAATGATAAATTTAGGTGATCTAGAACTACTAGAAATGAACGCTCAACAGGTTGATGGGAAGCGATTATACGAGACCCCAACAGGTGAGAAGTATCCAAGTGTTACTACTGTAACAGGACTCGCTAGTCGTGAACACATTAAGTTGTGGAGAGAACGTGTCGGTGCTGACGAGGCAAATAAAATAACTGCACACGCTACAAAGAGAGGCACTAAGATGCACGAGCTCTTTGAAACATATTTACGTGCCGAGGAGGACGTTGTATTTGAAAACATATTTCAGGAACAAATGTTCAACGCAGCACTACCAATTCTAGATGAGATTCAACCCATTGCACTTGAGGCCCCTTTGTATTCACATACACTTAAGATGGCTGGTCGAGTCGATTGTGTTGGACTATTTGAAGATAAGTTGTGTATCATAGACTTCAAAACTTCAGGCAAGTGGAAGGAGGAATACATGGCTAAGTCATGGTATGTCCAAATGACCGCTTATGCTTTGATGGTGGAAGAGATGACTGGTAACGCAATTGAGGAAGTCATCGCTATAGTAGTGGTGGAAGGGCAGACTGGTGGTGTTCAAGTATTTGGATCGTATCCCGATGAACACGTAGAGGATTTAGTCGCCCTCAGAAAACAATATGAGAATTTATACGGAGTATAATAATGGGAATTAGATTTTTAGAAGTAGAATGGTATCAAACAAAACTGGGAGAGATTTAGAATGGCTAATAACGTAGATTATAGTTGGCAGATTCAAAAGTTAACTAAAGAGGGCGTAGAGTTTCTTATAACTGCGTTCAAGGACAAAGAAGACCTACATGAAATCGAAGTATTGCAAGAAGGTCTTGGCGAGAATGGCCCCAAATGGGCACACATTGATGATCAATGGCATGATGATGATTCATACCATGTCAATGGCCAGTCTGCTTGGTCTGCTCCATCAAATGCTTTGGTAGATTTACATGAAGTTCTTTTAACAATGTCACCACAATGTTTTATCGAAGAGTATTATCAAGATGAGATGCCCCATTTCTGTGGTGCGTTCTTACATGAACCTTGGGCTGATGAAGAGAGTGGCATCCTAGAAAATACCTATGATGGGTGTGAATGGGAAGACCAAGAGATTTATGAACACATGAAACTGAGTGACTTGATGTCGCTGATTGAAGAGATTCGATTAGAAGACGGCATCGAAGAGAATGCTGATCTTGGCGAAATGATGGAGTCTGATAAATTTCAAGAGGTATGGTATGACCATGTATGGGATACTGTTAATGAATTACAACAAGATCAGATGAGTAATCAACTGTCTTACATGGAGAGTTAGATGATGATTAGTAAGAAAGATTTTACCGAACAGGTAGAACGATTAGCTGCACGTGGTAGGGGTACAGACATTATGTCTGCTATCATTAAAGTGTGTGAGTTGAATAAATTAGAACCCGAAAGTGCAAAGAGGCTATTGTCAAATCCACTGAAGGAAAAACTAGAAGCTGAAGCCAGCAAATTGAATTTAATAAACCGTGGTCAGTCAAGTCAGGCTAATATCACAAAATTTTTCGAGGAATAAAATGGAAATTAATGACGTAGTAACTGTACTAACCACCACTGGTGAGTACGTGGGTAAACTGATCGAAAGGACAGATAACACTTTAACACTTAAAGACCCAAGGATGATCTTACAATCACCCGAAGGACAAATGGGGTTTGCTAGAGGTGTTGCTGTTACTGGTGAAGAGAACCCAGTAGAGATGACATTCAGTACATATGTATTTGTGTGTGCAACTAACGAGACTGTAACACAAGCACATGCAAGTGCTACAGGCGCTCTTGTAGTACCCGATTCAAAGATTATAGTGTAGTGACAAGTAGAGAAGGATATGATGCTTACACATTGTACTTGGGGATAAAGTTACACTTCTATTCGAAGGGATACAACTTCATCAAGTACAATGGTAAGGTCAAGTCGGATATCAATTCCTTCTTAAAGCGAAAGGACAAATACCACTTTGGTAAGTTGTTTAAGATACACAAAGATAACTTGCAAGATTTTTATATCGCCAATCTGTCATTGAAAGATAGTTGGGCTGGTGATCTATTAGGAGATGAGGCGGAAAATGTCTATAAAGAATGGAAGAAGCGACAACAGAAGTTGTCCTATATGTTTGAAACAGAAGTTACTGATCTCTTACATAAAAGGAATATTAATAAGTTACTGGAAGTAAAGAATGGTCAACACCCTTGGTTGTTGAGAGAGTTCTTGGCTAAAAAGGTTTCACTAGAGACACTATGTATCATGGATGATATTATAGGGTTTAGTGAAAATTGGAAAGGTTCCATTCAGGAACAAGTGGTGTATCCCGATATACACTTGAGGATGTTTAAGTACAAGAGTTTTATTTCAATAGATCAGAAGAAATTCAAATCTATTTTAATAACGGCCTGTTCGTAACGCCTAAATACATCGATTCATTAAGAAAACCCCTAGACAATACGAGGTCTTGGGTGTATAATGGATTATATCATTATGAATGATGTGAAAACTGGGTTGCTTAAGGGTAACCTTTATATAAAATTGTTAATAAAATTGTAATACAATAGGAGAATACAATGAGTAGTAGTTTAGATAAACTAAGAGCAGCAATGGAAACTGCTTCACCAACTGAAGGTGCAAAAAAGTCCTACAATGACGATACGATGTGGAAACCCGAACTAGATAAAACTGGTAATGGATTTGCTATAGTTCGTTTTCTACCGACTCCCGAAGGAGAAGAGATGCCATGGGTATCATACTTCGACCACGGATTCCAAGGCCCAGGCGGATGGTATATTGAGAAGTCATTAACGACAATCAATAAACAAGACCCTGTGTCCGAATACAATACTCAGTTATGGAATACTGGGATTGAAGCCAACAAAGATACTGCTAGAAAGCAGAAGAGACGTTTACACTATGTGTCTAATGTCTATGTTGTTTCTGATCCTAAGAATCCTGATAACGAAGGTAAAGTATTCAAATACAAATTTGGTAAGAAAATCTTTGAACAACTCAAAGAGGCTATCTCACCAGCGTTTGTAGATGAAAGTGCGATCAATCCATTTGATCTAAGGGAAGGTGCTAATTTCAAAATCAAAATCCGTAAGGTTGATGGTTATTGGAATTACGACAAGTCTGAATTTGCAGATTGCTCACCCCTCTTCGCTGAAGAAGAGAAGTTGAATGCAGTCTATAGTCAAGTACATTCTTTGTCTGGCATCATTGCTCCTGAAGAGTTCAAGTCTTATGACGAACTCAAAGAGAAACTTGATAGAGTTCTCGGATTAACAGGTGCAGTAAGTAATTCGACTGCCGAGTCAGTATCAGAAGACATGCAAGAATTGCCATGGTCTTCCGTAAATACTGAATCAGTTGCAGTGGAACCTGTAATCTCATCAGCAGAATCAGACTCAATGAGTACGAGTGATGACGATGCGATGGATTACTTTAAGAAGTTAGCACAGGATAGTTAACTTCTTATAGGGGATGGTCACAACTTTTGTTATGCATGAGTCGTGAAGGTGATCATCAAGACTGAGACCGTGGTACGGGGGTGCTCAGTAAGGGAAAGGTAGTCGGGGTCAAAAGCGGGACTATTGGTAAAGAGCGGGATGCTGTAGCGACAGTGGGGCGACTTTACACTTTTAATGAACAATAACAATATATAGAATATGCCAAAAGTAACACCAAAGATTAATACCAAATTCAACTCAGTTGAACCATTCGACATTTTATTACGTAGATGGAAACGATCTTGTGAGAGAGCGGGCATAGTACAAGAAGTACGAGACAGAGAGTACTTCGAGAAACCAGCAGCAATAAGAAATCAAAAGAATCAAGAACTTAAGCGTAGGAAGAAAAACAACGCTAAGAAACTATCCCAAAAAGGTCACAGACTAAGGTAGAAAATTGGACTTTAAAAAATTACACGGGATGTTACGCAAAGGAATAGTGAACATTACGTTCCAATCTTTGCTTAGTGACAAAACCCATACAAGAAAATACACCCTCGTCAACGAGACCGTCAATCAAAGCGACCAGTCAGATAGAATACTGGTACGTGATGCACAGACAGGCGAGTTCGAGGACATACTACTAACTAGCATCATAGGTACACACTGTGACTAAGAAGAACCCAAAGATACACCTCAAAGGTGGTGCGGAATATGATGCACTTACTAAGGCAAGGGAGTACTATGTATACCTAACTCGCTCAGGTGTCGTTAAGAAGATTAAACGTGCTTATAACAAACGATTCCGTAAGGATGGTAGACATAAGGCTTTTGACAAGTCGATGATTGAATATAGAGATGGAGATAATACATGAGTGAATATAGCCCAGACAGTTGGGTAGTGTTAAAGGTTAAAGAAGGTAAAGGCACATTCCCGTTCTATAAAGTTCTAGCAGGTTGGAGTGGTGGTTACTTGGATGGCTCCTCATGGAGAATAAACAGTGGTATTACTCTTGTGTTTGATCGTGAAGATGAAATTCATTTCCATGGTGAAAGCGGGTCACTCTACAGATGCCCTAAAGGAGCCTACGGACTTAGAATGAGTACTGCGGGCATCTACAATAAACTTAAAAAAGATGAACAATTTGGCGGTCAGATACAGATGATGGATGAAGATGCTGATTGGAGTAAACTAGTATGAGCAATTGGCATGGTGGAAAAGGTTCCAAGAGAAGGAACTCAAACGAAACAGCTTATGCTGATAACTGGGATACTATATTTGGAAAGAAAGATATGGAAGAAGTGAAAGCACGTAAGGTGCTACCCCCACATGCTAAGACCCAAGTTCAGAAAGATAAGACTAAAGTCATCCCTAGAAAATCTAAGAACGACTCTTTAGATAACGTATCCTAATTTAGAAGAAGAATCTGAATCATTCACTACAGGTGATTGGGAAATGTTAGTGACATTAGATTGGTTGCTAACATTTTGACTTGATGATGTCATCACAGTATTGGATGGAATCTCTCTACCCCTTTTAGCGGTTTGCACTTCTTCATTCATACTTTTAATTTTTTCAGCTGATCTAGGAATGTCTTGTTGAATTTCAGGAGCAGACACTACCGCAGCTTCTTGACTCTTTAGTTGAGCGTGGATGTCGTCAATTAGTTTCTGTGAATCACTTCCACCAACAACTCCCTCTGCTGCTGTCGTAGCAATTGAGTCACCAGCCTTACCACCCCATATTGATCCGATAACACCACCAACAATTCCACCGATGATTGTTCCGACTACAGGGACAACTGAACCAATTGTTGCTCCTGCTGCAGCACCAGCTAAACCACCCCCGACTGAACCAAGACCTTTACCAACTGAACCAGCAAGATTTGCCTTATTAGCAGCTTCTAGTTTCTCAAATTGTTCAGGAGTGATATCCAATTCACCACTTTCATACGCTTCTTTAATTTTTTCGAACTTATCAAGGTTTGCGGAACCGTCCATTGCGGTCTCGATAGCGCCACCGATAACAGGTAATTTCTTAACGGCCTTTTTAGCAACGGTCTTCAGTCCTTTGGCCATAGTAGTGCCAGGCCCCTTGGCAGTAGGTGTTTTTCCTGTTTTAATATCTACTACTTTTGCTTTAGGATCAATCTTCGTAGTCTTGGGAATCTTGGGTTTATCGACCTTGACAGGTTTTTTGTTAAAGATATTTGCTGCCTTGGCGAATCCTTTCTTAAATACTTCAGTTCCCTTAGTAAGAACTTTGCCGAATCCTTCAGTGAACTTTTGAATCGCAACACCGATCCCAGCAAAAGCATCACTCTCTAAAGCTTTCTTGATCATAAATCCTAATGCTATTAATGGAGCAAGTATAATTGCAATGCCAGCAAGCATTAATAAAAGAGACCCCATTAGTATTTTAGCAACAGAACCAATTGTCCTGCCGATAGAGAGTAATTTGTTACCAATTCCCTTCTGAGTTTTCAAGGATGCTTTAGAAGCTTTAGCAAACTTTCCAGTTTGATTGTTTTGGAATCTATTAGCTTTCTTATTAAACGTATGTTGCTTATTGAATTCTTTCTCTTCTTTGACTTGAAACGCTTTTTTAATTTTTTCAGACTTTCGCATACGAAGAGCACTTCGCATATCAGACAATCCTTGGTTCTTATCTATGAGCTTACTAGCAAGTTCTTTACCTTTAGATAAGCCCGCACTGCCGGTTTTTACGGTTTCCTTCGCTGCGGTAGTTAAACGGCCCGCTTCTGAAACATTAGCAAGAGTTTCTAACGTACCCGATTTCGGTTGACCACTAGCGGGAGTGTCTACTGGTTTTGCTTTACCGAATGATTTAGAGAATTTTTCAGTGATGCTGCCTAAAATGTCTTTCTCTTTTCCAAGTGAAAGTACAGTACCAACATTGTTGATCATTTTGACACTTTTGTCTAGTGTGCCTGAGATGTCAATCATGCCGTTAGTAAGGTCTTTGAACGATGAACTGAAATTACCTAAGCTACTATCATTGTT